TCAAGCACTGGACGATGCGCTGGCCGATACGTTGACCCGCTGCGGCATGATGCCGATGATGTCGGCTGGATGGTGAACCACACTCCGCTTCTGAGCAGAAGAACGGGAGCTGGGCACGAAGTCGATCGTAACATACGACTTGTGCCCGGCTTCCGCTTCGTTGAGAAACTTCACGCCTGTCGCCTCCCGTGGATTAGACAACTGAAGATCCGCGATGAAAATGACGAGACGTTTATGATCGCCGACTTCCCTGGGCACCGTAGCTGCCTGATCGCCTTTCATCCATATCGCCACGGTAAACGGAAAGGCCGCTGATTTCGGTACCGAAATCAGCGGCCATATAACCACGTTCGTAGCGGGGCATGGATTTGAACCTTGGACCTCTGGGGATACCAGAGGTCCAAGGTTCAAATCCATGAGGCTTCTGAGCTTATCCAAGCTCAGTTTAGCCGCGTGAAGATCAGGATGCCCATGATGGATCATGAGGAACAAGATCAGCGCACCGGTCCCATGGCGCAAAAGCATCGAAGGGTGGACTGACACCCTTAGGGCGGCCGGCCTATCAGCACAGACAATCAAAAGCCGTCGATACAAGATGGTGCATCTCGCGGCGCTGTTCATGCCATCAGGTCCCGAAGACGTGACCACGGAGCAGATTGTGCAGGTCTTTGCGCGACAACAATGGAAACCGGAGACCCGCAAGGCGTACCGGAACACCATTTCGTCGTTTTTCCGTTGGCTGCACAAAAGCTGCAGGAGAAGCGACGACCCGAGTCTGGATGTGCCACGCGTGAAGAAGCCACACGCGCATCCCCGGCCATGCCCGGACAAATACATCACGGCTGCGATGGAGAAGGCCACGGCAGCGGAAAAGCTCATGATCCGGTTCGGAGCCGAGTGCGGGCTGCGGCGCGGAGAGATTGCCCGTGTCCATAGCGATGACGTCGTGGCTGACAGTGCCGGCCATTCGCTTATCGTGCGTGGCAAAGGCGATAAACAACGTATCGTGCCGTTGCCGGACGATCTGGCCGCCATCGTCATGGACGCGAACGGATACCTGTTTCCCGGCCGGTTCGGCGGACATGTGGAAGAGTCCTATATCGGTGACCACATCAGTCATCTGCTGCCGGACGGATACGCCGCGCACACGCTGCGCCACCGGTTCGCCACCACGGCCTACGCCGCCACACACGACCTGTTCGTGGTCGCGGAACTGTTGGGGCATGAGTCGGTCGAGACCACGGAGCATTACGTTGCAATGCCGGACGGCCGTCTGAGAGAAGCCACGGCGGCCGTCCGGATTGCAGGCTAATCCTCGGCTTTGATGGTGATGTGCAAGCTGTCGAGCTTGTCGGCTACGGCGTGCTTGACAGCTTCCGCGATCTGGTCGGGGTCGGCGCCCATGGCTTGGCTGAGCGCTTCGATCGCGGCGGTCTGCGCGGTGAGCATGGTCTTGAGTTCGGCGATGTCCCAGCGTGCCTGGATTACCCCGTCGAACAGGTTCCTCCCGTCGTTGCCCTTGGCTGTGTAGAGGGCGTCGGCGGCGCGGTCCTTGAGCTCGTTCCTGGTCTGGATGACCGAATCGAAAATGTTGCGTCCGTCGTTGCCCTTGGCCTGGTAGAGTCCCTCGGTGACTTCTGCGACTGACATGTTTTCTCCTTTCAGTATGGCGTTTGCCTTGTCGATGACCTGCTGGTAGGGCAGGCCGTTGGGCGCGAGGTCGGGGCATCCGGCGTGGTCCGTGCCGGGTATCTCCCGGTGCAGCCATATGTTGCCCCTGGTGCCGTCGTGCCACAGGTGGTCCCAGCCGTAGCGGTGGGCGATGTCCGCGCACAGGCGTGCGCTGGCGTCGATGCATGCCTGGGTGCAGACCGCGCCCTGGGCCATGCCGCCCTCGTGCTCGATACTGATGCAGCTGTTGTTGCTCGTATAGTTCGCGTCCGAGTAACTGCCGTCTCGTTCTGAAACGTATTGGTGGATGGTGCCGTCCGCGCCGATGCCGTAGTGAGCTGAGGCTTGGCTGGCGGTGACGGCGAACGTGGAATCGGTGCCGGCGAGGTAGCCGACCATGATGTGCAGGGTGATGTGTGTCACGCTGTAGCCGTTCCTGCCGTTGTAGTGGTTGGGCGAGCCTTTCCAGATGATTCCCTCCATCACTCGGCCCCCTTGCCGCTTTTCGCGCCGTTCCTGGTCGTGTCCTTGGTGCTACGGAACAGCTGCATGACGGGCGAGACGGCTAGCTCCGGGTTGATCTGACTGAGGTTCTCCAGGATTGATGCGGTTTCGGTCAGCACGATGTACACGCATGTGGGCACGATCAGAGGCACCGCGAATCCCAGGTCCACGGCCTCCTGTCCGTGCTCGATGATCTCGGCGAGTACGATGACGGCCACGTACGCTGCCTTGTGCCACAGTCCGTCGCGCATCTTGGTACTGTCGATGTCCTTGTTCACGACGGACTTAGCCAGACCTGTCAGATAGTCCATGACGATCAGCACGCAGGTGATGACCAGCGCGGCGATTTCGGTCCTATCCATGATTTCTTCCTTCCTTTCTTCCTAGAGTTCGATGACGCCGATTTCTCCGGGCAGTCGCATGATGCCGGCCGCGTTGGATCCGAGGATCGGCTGTACAGCTCCGCTTTCGCCGTCCGAGGCGACTACGGTCAACACGCTGATGCCGTCGTACGCGTTGCCGCTGGTGGATTTCTCGCTGATCGATGGCATCAGATTGGACGCCCCGTTAATCGTCGTCATGAGCATCCGGACCCATGTCTGGTCATGGATACCGGAGAACTGCAGCTGTGCCTTGACCAGCCACAGTCCCGCCGGCAGACGCAGGTACGAGCCCTTCGCGTTATTGGATACCGTGATGTCGTCGCTACCCGATTTCTTGGTGATGGTCAGTCCGGTGTCGCCGCTGGGGTTGATCTGTAGCTGGCCGTCCGATCGGGTGAAATTCCCGTACCATCGGCGTTTCGCTCGCGCCTCGACCGGGACCCAGCGGTCGCCGAACAGGTAGTAGAGACCCTGCGACTGCCCGGCGTTGGTGACGATGCCGGATTGCCCCTGCACTCCGTTGGTCTTGACGAGTGTTTCGAGATCCGTGGCCACCACAGGTTTGACGCCTTCGGGCGAGCTGCGTTTGTCCACTTCATCGAGCGCTTTTTCAAAAGTGGTGGCCATGCTTTTGAACGAGGCCGACGCGGTTGATACGAGGTCGGAGCCTTCCGGATATGAGAGCCCGTAGATGGGTGTTGTTGCTGTCATTGTGTTCCTTCCTTTTCGTCGATGGTCGAAGAAGTGTCGATGATCTGGATCATCGAGAGGTCGCAGATGTGCAGGTCGAGCTGCTGCCAGCTGATGGATGGCAGGTCGGCCCATGTGAGTGGTTTCGTCAGCAGCGGCCGGAGCGCGGCCAGCGTCGCTTCCTGGATGAGCGTCGGTTTGCCGTTGCGCCACCGGTATGAGAGCGTCCCGCCGATGGTCGTGACGGGGCCGGTGAAGGCCGGTCGGCCGTCTGAACCGGTCAGGGCCGACGCCTTGGCCTTGACGATGATGAACGGGCCGGATGGGCTTGCCTTGTACAGCCACGGGAGGCGTGCCGGGTCGAGTCGAGTGCTGTTGAACGTCACAGTCTCCGGGACCATGCGCAGGTCGTGCGATTCGAGCCATTGCGCGACGTTGGCGCGGTCCGTGTCGCTGACGGTCGAGGTGCCGCCGCTGTTCCACACGCCGCCCGAGTCATCCACGGCGAGCATGTCGGAATCGACGGTGAGGCTCTTCTGCATGGCGGTCAATTGTGGTGGCAGACGGTCCTGGTCTCCCATCGTGATCTCCACGTCGTCGAAAGAGAGCTTGCCGTTGTCCGATTTGACGCGTTTCGCGTTGATGACGACCTGTGTCAAAGGTTCGGTGATGCTCAGATCCGTCGATGCCTCGATGTCGGCCGCCGAGAGCGCGTATCGTGTCGCGCCGTCGGCGAGGACGTTGAGTCGGCCATCGGTTGACAGATGCACGGCGATCGGGTCGGCGAGGAACAGCGGCCTGATGGTGGATGCCGCGCCGTCGTAGACTTCGTGCCATTGAGGGAGTCGTGGCCCGACGGTGAGCCGGTGCAGCAGGTCGAGCTGCGAGGGGTGGTCGGATGGCGTGTATGGTGCGACGCTTGACGGCAGGGCGAGCCCGTCCAGGTGGGCTTCCGGCGCTCCCTGCGCCGAGGCCCTGCGGTTCATCTCCTTGAGGCGTGCGGATGGCGTGCCTATCCAGTGCGCGCCGTCCCATTTCGCGGCCATGTCTGTCGGTCCTTGGGATTGCAGGCGCTTCCACACGGCCATCCTCGATGTGGCGGAGAGTTTGAGCAGCCATCCGCCGTCGCTGGCCGGTTCGATGCTGCCGCCGGTGGAGACGGTGCCGCCGAACATTGTTTCGGATGGCGAGTCTGGCGAGTCTGGCGAGTCTGGCGAGTCTGGCGAATAAGTCTTATGGAGCGAGTCGATGGGGATGCGCAGATCGCGCCAGCAGCCCATCGACGGCTGAAGATCTTGCCATCTGGGTTGATCGGAGAACTGCACGATCACCTTCATGCCGACCAATGTGAGTGCCTGGCCTGCGAGCCGTCCGGTGCGGTCGCGGAGGGTGAACGACATCACGGCAGGTTCGGGCTGTTCGTCGATGCCGTCGCTGCCCCAGTCGATGACGAACGAGTCTAGGGCCGCGATGTCCTTGGTGGAATCGTTCACCGGCGTCCAGCCGCTGCCGTTGCCGGTGTCGATGAACATGAAGCACTGCTGCATCATGACCTCCTTGCGTCGTAGTCGGCCAGGAGCCGTTTGATGGCCTTGGCGGTGCCGTCCTTGTCGATGACCTCGCCGTTGATTTCCACGTTCCAGGTGTTGATCACGGCTGGCGTGGCCGTGTTGCCTTGGGCGGAGAGGTTGAGTGGCATGGCCGCTAGTCTGCGGTTGGCGCGGCCGATGGCGGTTTCGACGTTGCTGTCGAACCCGGTGTTGAGGCCCTGGGCGAAGCCGGTCATGATGGCCTGGCCGGCGGGGATGAGCAGGCGACGGTCGTAGCTGATCGGGCCTTTGTGGGCCTTGATCCAGTCGCCGATGCCGCTGATCCAGCCGGTCACGTTGTTCCAGGCGCCTTTGAGGCCGTCCCAGAAGCCGTTGATGATGCTTGCGCCTGCGTTGACGAGGATGCTGCCGGCGTTGGAGAAGAAACCGCCAATGGTGCCCGGCAGGCCTCGGAACCAGCCGACCACGCCGTTCCACGCGTTCCTGGCACCGTTCGCCGCCGAGCTGAAGATGCCGACGATGGTGGAGCCGAGGCCGGAGAAGAAACCGGTGATGCCCTGCACGCAGGAGCCCAGGAAACTCGTGAAGCTCGACCACACGGCCCGGCCGGTGTTGGTGCAGGTAAAGAAGTAGGTGAGTCCGGCCGTGAGCGCGGCGATGAGCGTGATGACCAGCATGATCGGGTTCGCGGCCATGACCGCGTTGAGCACCGCCTGAGCGACGGCGGCGACCTGCATTGCGGTGGTCACGGCGGTGACGGCTGCCACTGCGCCGCCGATCGCGGCGACGAGCGGGGTCACAAGATCCAGATTCTGGCTGATCCAGTTGCCTGCGGTCTTCAGCCAGCCGCCGACCGTCTGCGCGGCGGTTGCGACGGTGTTGAGTGCGTTGCCGAACGCGGTTCCGGCGGGCTGTCCTCCGGTCATCGCGTTCACGACGGCCATGATGCCGGTCCACAGTGATTGGAGTCCACCGCCGACCGACTGCGCGGACGACTGCAGCGAGGTGAACGCTCCGGTGTCCTTGACCTGGCCGAAGAACGTCTGCAATCCCTGGACACCGGTGGTAGCGAGGCTGGTCACGGCGGCCGATGCGGCGTTGATGCCGCCCGTCACGGCCGGTTTGAACAGGTTGAACGCGTCGGTCAGACCGCCGGTCACGGCGGCTTCGAGGTTTCCCATGGCTCCCTCGATGGTGCTGGTCGATGTCGCGGCCTGTTTCGCCACGTCGGTCATGCCGAGGTCCATGAGCGCCTTGTTGAACTCGTCTGCGGTGATCTCGCCCTTGGACATGGCGTCGCGGAAGTTGCCCGTATACGCGCCGTTCTTCAGCAGCGCCTCCTGGAGTTTGCCGGACGCGCCCGGAATGGCGTCGGCAAGCTGGTTCCAGTTCTCCGTGGTCAATTTTCCCGCGCCGGCCGTCTGGGTGAGCATCATCGCGACGCTCTTGAAACTGTCGGCGTTGCCTCCGGCCACCGCGTTGAGGTTGCCGGCCGCCTCGGTCAGTTCCATGTAGTTGCCGATGCCGTTTGCCGCGAGCTGCGCGGTGGTGTTCTGGATGTCATCGAGCCCGTACACGGTGTCGTCGGCGTATTTGCGGGTTTCCTTCGCGGCTGCCTGCACGGCTTTGGTGTCGATGCCGGCGAAGCTCATGGTGTTCATGAACTTGTCGGTGCTGTCCGACATGTTCACCACATCGCCGGCGAAGCCCTTTACCGTGTCCCACAGCGCGGTCACGCCCTTGACGGCCAATCCGCCGATGGCGCTGCCGAAAGCGGCCGCCTTCGTAGTGGTCTTCTCGAACGCCTTGACGGCATCATCGGCGTTGCCGGTGATGCGCACGCTCATGATCGCGCTGTGCGCCATGGTTCACTCCTTCCGTGATTCGGCTTCTTTGAGCAGTTCGGCCAGTCCGGTGCCCCAATCCAATTCGTCGGCCTCGTTCCTCCACTGCCATGGCGTGCCGCCGAAACGGCTCGCCAGGAGGAATGAGAGACGGCCAAGCGAGTCTTGGGGCCACGCGGCTAGTCCGTAGGGTTTCCCTCTTCCGGTTCCTCCTTCGCGGCAGCGAGGTCGAATGAGGCCACGGTGTCCAGCCAATGCTCGAAGTCTGGCAGATTGCGGCCGGCCATGCGCAGGGCCGCGTAGGCCGCGTATGCGCCGGAACGGACGGGTGACTGGGTGATTGGCCCCCAGCCCATGTCGATGGCGTGCGCCTCGGCCTTGCATGTCGCGCGCATCGTGATCGGCACGGTCTCGCTGGTACCGTCCGTGTAGGTGATTCTCGTGGTTGCCATTATTTTCCTTTCACTTGCTCCAGTGTCTCGTCGATGAAGTCCTTGTAGACCTTTTGCCATTGGCTCTCGGTGGAGGCGACGCCGTTGTTGACGAAGAGACGTGGCTTGATGTGGCGGGCGGGCCACCCGTA